AAACAGTGGCTTACCAACCGGCTCAACAAAAAATACCGGGCCGGTATAAAGTCGGCTATATCCGTCAACGGCTCCATAACGGAGCAGAGACGGAGGGAAGACGCATATGAAGAACCGTAGCTACGCATATATGGCTGGAATTCTGGATGGGGAAGGTTGTTTGGGTATTTATGCCAGCCATTATAAGCCGGGATACTTCCGTACCTATAAGAAAAGAAACAGCGAAATTAGTACGAGAAGGGTTAGTTTGCGGCCGCTCTACGGTTGTCGTATCCAAGTTACGAATTGTGACCGTCGCTTGATGGACTGGATTGTTGACAGATTTGGCGGTACGGTTCATAACAATGGAAGGCGTGAGGGAATAGCGAAGACGGCTTGGAAGTGGCTTCTATGCGGTCACAAAGCACAAGAAAAACTACTTTTAGGCGTTCTTCCCTATCTTGTCTTAAAACGAGAACAGGCGCTTATATTACTGGAGTTTATTCGCATGAATGGCGAGTATGATCCAGCAAAACGTCAGGTTTTCGTAGATAGACTTAAAATCCTGAACCGCCGTGGCGTTCCTCAAGAGGCTAATACGCCGACCGCTTCGAAAGAAGTGATGATAGAGTCCGTGCCCGTTGGCGACAACGGGAGTGCCATTACAGTGATGTAATAGGCCGAAACGCACCAGGGAAACATGACTTCCACCGGGACAATTACCCATCTGGTAGCAAAGTTCTATCAGCGCAAGGCATTGTCTCAGTTGAAGAAACAGTTCCGCTTTTTGGGCGCGACCATGCCCGACTCCATCCCTCTCAGAAACGGTGTAACAATTCAGTGGTATCGCTACAGTTTGTACGCGGCCAATACCACGCCGTCCGCAGAGGGGACAGTCGGCACATCGCTGCCTCTCACGACCACCACGGTTACAGCGACCGTGTCGGAATACTCAGATTACATCACCCTGTCGAAACTCCTCTCGGAGACCGCTATCGACAACATGGCCGCGAACGCAGCCGATCAACTTGGCTACCGCGCCGGCCTGACTGTCGATACCATCGCCCGAATCGAGTTCGATGCCAACACGACCGGAAACCCCGACATCACGACCTTGGGTGCCTATGCGACCGTCAACGATATCCGGCGCAATGTCGCCGACCTGAAAGGTCACGATGTTCGCCCGATGTCCGATGGCGACTTCTACATGATCGCCCATCCCTACACCACCTTCGATATCTGCTCCGACAACACGGCAGGCGGCTTCATCGACATCACCAAGTACGGACGCCCGACCGACTTGTACGAGGGAGAAATCGGCAAGGTGTATGGATGCCGCATCGTGGAGAGCACTAATGTGGCAACCGGCGGGACCGCCCCGAACCTCCTCTACTATGCCTACCTGGTAGGCAATGAGGCTGTCGGCGCGGTGGATCTTGCCGGCGCGGGACCGTCGAAAGTCACCGATCCCGAGAAGCAGGCTTTCCGCATCAACACATTCAGCAGCGGCCCGAATCCAGCCGACCCGGAAGGGAAGATTGGAAGCTACTGCTCCTATCGGTTTGTTTTCGCGGTTAAAACGCTCGACACCAGCACCTACCGCTATCGCCGGATTTCCTGCGATGCGAGCTTGGTGTAAGGGAGGGATGAAATATGTCAGCTTCAGTTAGTTTCAGAGCGAGAGTCCCCTCCGCACTTGTCGGGACGACTGCGATCACTACCACGGAAACACAGTTCAAGGATGCCGCTTCCGCTGCCTTGGTTTCGGCTGCCGGGGCTGCCGCCACTACCGCCGATCCGGTGAAGGTTGGGATTCTGGCCGAGAAGGTTGATGGTCAGATGTTCACCCTTCAGATTGCCGGGCGCGTGACGGGCGGCGGGACAACCAATGTCACCTTGAACATTTGCTACGGCAAAGCGGCTGCATTCGCCAGCAACACCACGATTGCAACCTCTGGAGCCGTGGCGGTCAATTCGGCCAACACTAACTTCGGATATATCGTCAGGTTGATGTGGGATTCCACTTCGCTGATCCTTCAGGGTGTGAGCGGCGACGGTTGGATGGGCACTACCCCGACGATTCACACGAAGGCTATCACTACCGCACAGACTGCTGTTGCGGCAACCACCTTACTCGCGTTTACGGTGACCTGCACATACTCGGCATCGTTTGCGGGGAACGCCGCTTACTTAACCCAGTTCGATCTTCTGGTATAGGAGGAAACCATGCCTACTCCGTATGCACGATGGCAGTATATTTTCGTGGCTTCCGCCGCCAGAACAACGACTGCCGCTTCGAGCGTATGCACCATGCCCGATGACATCATCGGTGGATTGTTCACTCTGGACGTTACCAGCGTAGGGAGCGCCACGACTCCTACGTTAGATGTGGCGATCACAGTAACGCCGGATGACACAAACTACTATGTGGTGTCACGCTGGGCACAGGTGACTGCCGCTTCCAAGCTGTCGAAGAACGTCAATTTCCTGCCGTTCTTGCAGGCAGCGACGGAAGTAACTCACGCTTACACCGGCGGTGTGCTGACTGCCAATTTCCCGATGTCCCGAAAATTCGGGTTCTATTGGACGCTTGGAGGCACCAGCCCGACCATCACGTTTGCAATTACCTTCATTGGCTACCGTCTCGCCACACTCGGTACGGGGGTCTGATGAATGGTAACGGGCGTGTCACTGCAGGACTGCCCTCGCTGACGCCGGACCTCCGGGGAGCAATCTCCAGGGTCCGGCTGTCTCGGGAGGTGTCGCGTCAACGGCTTCTCGATCATATAAGCCGTGAAAGCTCTACCACGGCACCAGACGGGGCGATTGACACCACATCTCCCGAACAGCAGGCAGGCATCCCTCTTTTTGTAGCGGAAATGAAGCGAAGGCTTCTACTCTGCAATGCCAACTTCCACTTTGAACAGTCGATTGCATTCCCCGACAAGATGGGTATTTACATCATCGAGAATCGGGACGGATTAACAGAAAAGAGGTTCGTGTGCGGGATGATGAACTCGGTAATGCCGGAGCGGTCGATCCGGGTGCCGAAGAGCAAGGACGTTCCAAGCACAAACGGCGACGGAGTTTGGCAAGCGATTGGCGTAATCGACGTAGAAATAAGAGGGTGGCGAACCGTACTGGCGATGCTGCTCCGGTCGAAGCTGATCACCCAGATTCAGATCGACAAACACTGGCCCCTGTCATCGGGACAGAGCCAGAACTGGCAGAAATTCACAACCTAGAGGAACCAATGCCTGAAACACAAGTGGAAACACCCAAAGGCGCTTACCTTACCTTCGAGCAGTTGCGCGAACTGCTTGCAGCGGAAAGCGCGGCGGCAGACCGCCGTATGCTCGAAATGGTGAAGGAGATCAAAAAGCCCACCGCTGAGGAACAGGAGAAGATTGATAGGGAGAGGGAATTCAAACTCCGTGCGGCCCGGCAGCGTGTGGAGATTGCTCACAACGACATGAGGGCGAAGGCAGAACACGAGTCCCGCTGCGACCACAAAAAGGAGAAGGGCGAATCAGCCGTTTTCGGTCAGCGGCATTCGGATGGTCTGGTGCATCCGCTCTGCGTTCGATGCCAGCACGAATTTCCGCCCTATAAACCTCGCGCGGAAGATTTCTAGGGAGGGCCTATGGCCTCGACCTACACCCCGACTGAGGCTCTGGCGGTATGCGAGACGTTCATCCGTCAGATGGCTCTCGCCGCCGCCACGACGACCATTCAACTTGATATGGTCAATAGCTTCATCTGGATCTACAAGATTGACTGGCCGTGGACGCAGGCCGACCTGACAGCCATTACGATGGTGGATAACACGCAGGATTACAGTCTCGCTCTTGCCAACGCAGATATGTATCGGCTGGTACACGTCAGGATTAACCAGACCAATGTCACGCCGAACCAGCAGAATCCGCTCGATATCGCAGAATGGCTAGAGCCTAACTTCGTAGAGAAGAAGAGCTGGGAAGCCTTCAAAACCTGTTGCTGGATACCATCGACTTCCAAGTTGCGACTCGACGCCGCCGCGGCAATCACCAGCCCCGTAACCTGCACAATCACCGGGGAGTACCAGAAAAACCCTACCAAGATCGTTACGGCCAACCTCGGGACAGCCCTTCCGTTCCCAGATCAGTATTTCGAAGTATTCACGGAAGGGCTTCTCTATCGGCTCTATAAAGTTTGTAACGACGAACGGGCCGGGACGGTAGTAGTCGCAAAGAACGGTAATCGTCAATATTCCGGTCAGTTGGGTGTCTTCATGGAGAAGTTACAGTCTGCAGCCGAAGCCGACGACTACGGCAACGGTCAAGCGTTCCGCTTCCCATCCGATCCGCTTGGATTGGGGCGCGGTTACTGGCCGGGAACGATCTTTTAATCATGGGGCGGTATGGACCCGAAGAGACTCCTCAACTACTACTTCCCGAATACCGCTCTGTCCTATAACAGCAACGATACCCTTCTGAACGGTCCTCACTGGGAAAGTGGTTCCAAGAATGTCCTGACTTCCGTTCGTCAATGGGCGGAGCGCGCGCCGGGATTCGGCGGCATAGAGGCATCGTCAAGCGTCTTTACCGGACCCGTGGTCCGACTCTATACGTGGGAGCAGTGGGACGGCACCTTCTACATCATGCTCTGCGAGACCTACACCATAACCGGACCGCATTACCATTCGAAGGTCTGGAAGCTCCAGGTCGGCACGGATGCCACTTTTCAGGCACTTTACGACGATGTAAGCGATACCGTTGTGCTCGGTGCGTGGGATTTCTGTGTGAGCAATAACACGCTCTACATGATGAACGGAAATCAGTCGTGGGCTTGGAACGGACTCGCTACTGCCGTGCGCCCGTGGGGAATCGGGACATCTCCGATGGTTGGTCCGGCGGGAGAGTATGCCAAGGGGCGCTGTGTTGCAACAACCGGAACAACGGGAATCACCGCCACGGTCGGGTATCGGTACGTCTACTGTTATTATAACAGCTCCACCACTGACGCGAGTAGCGCGAGCAATCCATCCGCCACTACTGGGGCATTTGCAAACAAAACCGTCACCCTGTCGCTGATGAGAAGCACGGACGCACAGGTTGACAAGGTGCGGGTCTACCGGACTACGGACGGGGGTGGGGGGATTTATTTTGAGATAGCCAACTCTCCCTTTGCTCACACTCCGGCCCTAAGTCCTGTCACCGGGACGCATACCGGGGCGAATAATGCCGCGGTCCTGACGGACGGCACGAAAAGCTGGACGGTGAATCAGTGGGCCGGATACACCGTTTTCAATCGGTCGGACGGGTCAAGCGCGATAATCGCCTCCAATACGGCCAATACGGTGACGGCGACCCTTGCCGGTGGATCGGAGAACGATTGGGACACCACGGATGCCTACACAATTTCCGGTCTGATGACGGCAACGGATGCGACCACAGATGCCAATCTTTCCAGCTTTAAGGCGCCCGTGGGGCCGGATCTGGGCAACAGCGCTACCCCAACCCCTCATGGCATCAACGATCCGCCTACGGCCGGATATGGTCCCGTCTGGTACGCGAACCGCATCTGGTGGTTCCTGAACAACAAGGTCTATTACAGCGGGTGGGAAGAGATCGTTGACGTTGGATTAGAGGAAGAATGCGTTCCACCGGGCAACCAACTGGTTTTTAACCAGAAAGTGACGGGATTATCCTCAACCGACGAATTTCTCCTGATATTCACAGCTTCGGCGATTTGGAAGATTACCGGTGATTCTATTTCCACGTTTGCCCGAGATCCGCTGTTTAAGAAGATCGGATGCCGAAACCGGGCCTGCATCGGGACATACGGTAAGAGCGTGGCGTGGTTCGATTCTTCTCACACTATTCGCATAACGGATGGATTCCAGCAGAAAGAATTGAGTTTGGACATTCGGCCCGATCTGGCGTCGATCAGTTTCACTACCACCTCGCTGTCGTTTTACTCCCAGGGGACAATGCACTGGTTATGCTTGCTCGACGGTACGGGCGGGAAGATGTACGTCTACGATCTTGACCTGGAGCAATGGTTGCCGCCGTGGGAGCACGTAGGGGCATCGACGGCACTGTATTGGGGGGAGATTGCTTCTGGTACGCCGGCACTTCTGATTGGTTCGCCCTCAAAGAAAGGGCTGAAGATTACGCCGACCGTCTACACCTTCGACGGATCGACCTATGCGGCAGAACTGCTAAGTTACCTGGTGCCCCTTGTCCCGCCGGAACAGAACACGCGGATAGGTAACGCACAGACGATCTTGATTGAGCGCAATGCAATCGCGCTGACCGACGTGCTGGAGCTTCGAGATGAGGATACCGACACGGGTACTTACGTTTCTGATTTTGCCAATGTCGCTACTGTCGGGACAATTTCTCCTCCTCTCAGACCCAAGGCTACAAATCTGGTCGAGGAGTGGTTTGGAACTCAGCAGACCGGGTGCAAGCGAATTTCTATTAAGTTTAAGTGGGCAGCAGCAGCAACCAATTTCAAGCTATACAGCTTTGGAGTTGGATTCTACGAGCTTTGATATGCCAAATTCTACATCTTCAGGTGGAGCGGGGCGCGGTGGATCTTCGAGGGGAGATCCCGGTTCTTCGGGTAGCGGTGGAGGCGCACAGCGTGGCGGTTCTTCTCGAGGCGGGCCGTCTTCATCCGATTCTTGGATGCCGCAGAATCGAGGAGGCGGAGATGCGCGATCGGGAGCTAAGAGTAATAGTGGTGGAGTCGGCCCTTCACGTACACCGGCGGCAATTCAGGACCGCCTTGACAATCCCGACTCGATTGGAGACCGTAACGACCCGACCCGACCGACCAGCAGAAGTTCAACGGGAAGCATCATCAACGGAGAAGACCGCGACCCCATCATCGACCAGTTGATTCGGCGAGTG